CCAAGGCTGTAGCGGGCATTCAAATGCTCACCGCAGCCATGGCGGCCAATCCCTTGGGTGCTTTACTTATCGCCTTGTCAGCTGTGATCTCGCTGCTGGTAGTTTTCAGCGACAAGATAGCGGTGACCAACGATGGTATGGTGTCTCTCAGGGATCTGGGCGTGGTGGCCTGGGAATCGATAAAGGAGGCTTTTTCATCCTTCATGACGTTCTTCAGCACCCACTTTGCTCCAATCGCTGACATTGCTCGCGATGTGTTCAAGGATGTCAACTTTTCCGTAGAAGGCACCTTGCGGTTCGCTGCTAAAGCTGTGGATATGTTTTTGGGTTTGTGGAAGGCAGCTTTCAATGTGATCAAGGTTCTGTTTGAGCAGATTCCACTGATTGTCCAAAAGGCATTTGCCGATGGAATAAATGCCGCAGCATCCGGCGTGGAAACGGTTATGAACTCGCTGATCAGCAACATCAACTCCCTTCGCGGTTCGTTGGGAATGGATGCCATGGAGTTCATCGATTTTGACCGGGTGGGCTTGGATCTGAAAGAACCAGCAGCGGATCTCGGAAAACTTCTGGCTGGCGCAGCATCAGAGGGCTTCAACACAACCTTCGCCCAGGACTCTTTGGAAGCGGGTTTGACCAGGGCCAGAGAAGTAGCTGACGAACGTCGAAAACTGGCTATGGCCCAGGAAGGCGGCGTGGACATGGATAAGAAGTCTGCTGCCAGCACAACCGCTTTGGATGGGGCAAAGAAGAAGCTGAAAATCACGTTTGAGCAGCTGTATGAGGCGCTTGTCCGGGAAGGGGAAGCACTGAAACTGGGGAACGCTGAACGGGAAATCGCTTTGGGCCTGAATCGTTTGGAAGAGCAGCTGAAGAGAAAGCTGACTGAGAGCGAAACCAAACGGGCTGAAGAGCAGCTGAGGTTAAATCAGCAGCTTCAAATTCAGGCGGATCTCTTTGACCAGATCAAAGGACCCATCACTGAATATAAGGACACCGTTGCCGGCCTGAACGCTCTTTTGGAAAAGGGAAGAATCAACCAGGAGGAATACAACCTGGCCCTTTCCCAGACCCAGTTGGCGGATCAGCTGAAAGGAGTCAGAACGGATCTGAGCAGAGATCCTGATGCCGGGGATCTCCAGGCGCTACAAGATCAGCTGATCGAACGACAGACCATCCTCAGACAAGCCAGAGAAGCTGAGTTGCTGTCTGAGCAGGAGTTCCATGCCCTGTCCTTGGAAGCAATCAGGAGGTATAACGAGGAAGTCACCGCCATAGAGCAGGAGCGGTTCCGAATGCAATTTCAAAACGCATCGTCCATATTCGGATCGATGGCGGATCTTGCGAAGAACTATGCTGGGGAGCAATCCACTGTATACAAGCGCCTGTTCGCTCTTTCCAAGGCTTTTGCGATAGCTGATGCAACTGTACAGATAGCGAACGCAATTGCCAAGGCGGCAAACTCTGGGCCATTCCCGGCCAACCTAGCAGCCATGGGCGGTGTGGCAGCTGCTACATCCAGCCTGGTGTCGGCAATAAGTGGGGTGGAGCTGGCCTTTCAGAACGGCGGCAGCTTCAAAGTAGGTGGGTCAGGAGGAACGGACAGCCAGCTGGTTCAGTTCCGGGCAAGTCCAAACGAGACGGTTTCTGTGAGAACTCCCGGTCAGGAAAAGCAGGCACAGCAACCGGCACCGGCAAAGGAACAGCCGATGATCATCCAGCCCATCAACGTGTTCGATCCTTCCATTGTTGGGGACTTCTTAACCTCATCGAAAGGGGAACGGACTTTCATAAACATGATCCAGAGCAATTCTGGCGTCATCAAAAGCATACTGGAGGGATAAAACAGATGGCTTCCAAAAGCGGGATAATAATGGCAAATCCGCCCACGACATATGGGCATGAGTTGCTATTGGACGAACTGATCACCTTTCTGACCACCAATGCCGCCCTCGTGGCGGCAGGTCAGCAATGGACTCTTCTGAGCGATAATCACGCGGCAATCAGTGCTAACAGGTATGTGTATTTGAGAGGTCCGGGCATGGCCGGCAACGATCAGGTATATGTTCAGATTCGACGATTCACCATCACAGGCGTGGCGCAGCCTGTCTACAATTGGGAGATCCGTGGGGCACAAGGATATGATTCCAACTTGTCCTTTGCCGGTCAGCCAGGGGTCAGCCCCAAGACAGAGTTGGTTCTGTACGATGAGGATATTCCATATTGGTTCTTTGCCAATGGAAGGCGCTTTGTGGTGAATGCTCGAATCCTCACCATTCACACAAACTGCTATTGCGGCTTGTACCTTCCTTATGCTACCAGCGCTGAACTTCGGTATCCATTGGCAATAATGGCAACTACAGAAGCAACCAACCTGTCTTACTTGGCTGCTCTTGGGAATAACTTCAACGGTTTCTTTTTCCCAAAGTCAACTGATGGAAATCGTGAGGTCTGGTCAGCTCCAGCTGTTATTCTGAGAAGAGATGGAACTTGGGTTGGCATGGTCGCTGAGGGCATAGCCACCAATGATCGATTTCGTCTTGGACTTGTATGGCCATATTCATATGGGGGAATGGTAGCAAGACCATCTCAGGAAGGAATCATCAGTCAGTTCCCCATTCTGCTAAACGTCTATGATACAGCAGCAAGAAACATTGGCGCTTGTTATGGAGAGTTGGATGGAGTTCGATGGATCACAGGTGGTCCTTATGTAGAACAGGAAGACGTGATTCAGATCGGTTCCGCAAACTACAGGGTGATCAGTGATGCTGGTCGAATCGCTTTGAATAATATGGCCGCAGTTCTGGAGGACTAAAAATGCCCTTTCAATCAAGAATTACAAATGTTCCAAACATGCTGACCTTCATAAACGCTTTGGCGGATTTTGCCATTGCGAACGGTAGCTTCACTGATGAGGGAACGCTGGTGGGTGGAGTCAGGATTCTCAAACGTGGAGACATATACTGGTGTATGTATCCATCTGGACCTATGACATACAACTATTCTTCGCCTTCTCCAATGCTGTCCCGTATGACCTATGTGAAACCAACCACACTGGCTGAGGTTGGTACGGTTCCGGGCCAGTATTCCTTCACCGTCTTTGCCCCATGGAAAGGAGCTGGACCATATATCAGCTTTTACCTATTTCAGCAGGGACATGCCGTTCATGGCGTTCTGGAAGTTCTTCCCAATGTCTTCCTTCACTATTCGTTCGGCGTCATAAACAAGAATGGGGCTTTTGAAGGGGGCGAATATATCACATCCCATGCCCCATTTTACAATGCGGCTATAAGTGGGGCTCAGGTATTTACCTTTTATGGGGACCATACCAAAAATGTCTATCCATTCGATGGTGGATATGGAGAATTCAATCAGGATGAGGCAAATCGGCCCTGCGCTCGTCCAGGATGGATGCGCCATATTCAAGGAGGAGTCAAAAACAACAATGCTTCTGATTTTGGTCCAATAGGACAAGGAGCATATCTTGGAAAGAATATGACCATGGTCAGTATGGCTGGTGCTGTATCCAACCAAACTGCATCCTTCGGTCTGAACAATTTCAATTTAAGATCTCCCATTTTTCCGGTTTATGTTCGATCCAGGGATGTCTCCAACCCTTCCGTGGCTTTCCATTTGGGAGAAGTTCCTGGGGTTGGATATTTGAAGGGAAGGCTGATTCCAGAGGCCGGTATGGTAGATTTGACATGGCAGGTCTTTCCCATTGGCGGCAGAGAGAATCCACCAGACGGATCGCAATATCAAACCACCACCAATAAATCTCTTGCCTATCTGAGAGCGTGAAATGGCTACCTATCAGGGGATCATACCATCACCAGTCCGTTCGGTAAATGCGACTGGCACTGCCCAGTTCGTTTTGGATGGGGTTGAAGTCAACCATGTTCCTGATTCCAAGAACTATTCCACAGCTCTATTCAGCACTGGGCAGGTAAAGAATCACCCCTTTACCTTTGCTCAGACCGTCCATCAGGGATATTGGGCAAAGAGCTATGCGGACATATTTTTCAACAAGATCCTGATAGAACCTCTGTTCACCAACGTCGGTATCGTAGCAACAGAAAAAACCATCAAGATCACAATCTCCAATCTGTTTTTGGTTCAGCCCAAAGTCATGAATCAGATTGCCGGCGTGAACACGGACGGTATGACCATGGTTGGTCCTTCCCTTCCACGCACACTTGGTCCGTTGGAAACAATCGAGTATGTTATTTCAGTGAAGATAGAAGGTCCGCCAACGATCAATACTGAATACACTTACCTGTTTGCTGATTCTATCCACAATCAGACATCGACCATCATTGGAAATCGCATCGTTGTCTATCCATACTGGTTCAAACCCCAAATGACAGAGACTTTCGAGTGGTCCACTGGGGTCATAAAGTCCAGGAGCGGGAAGGAACAACGGATCAGAAACCGGCTGTCACCAAGAGTATCCCTGTCCACAAATACCTATTTACAGGTTGGGGAATTATTCCGTGGCGGCAATCTGATCAGCGGGTGGAAAGGAAAGGTATGGGCTTTGCCCCTATACCATGAAGCAAGAAACCTGTCCCAACCCCTGGCTGCTGGGGCAAAGTTCGTTTCTGCCAGCACTCTGTATGGCAGTTTCGTCAAAGGAGGGCTGGCGCTGATTTTCAAGAACAGCCGGATCTATGATGCGGTGGAGATCGTGGATATTCAGCCCACCACTATCGAACTGAAACAGGGAGTTCTGAATTCATACGGTGAGGAGTCCTTCCTGGTCCCGGTACAGAACGCCATTATGACAGCCAATCCAAAAAGGGATTCCACCGGACATGATGGCGACATCGAAACAGAATGGACTCTTTTGGAAAACCTTCCCATCACAGCAGCTGGGAATCCGCCAACGGCATATAAAGGCAAGGACGTTTTATTGGACAACGTCTTTGAAATCCTTTCCCCTGAGTCCATTGATCGGGTATCTTATAGCCAAAGGATGGACATTATCGATTTCGATACCACCCGGATTGGTTTTGTTTCTCCTGAGAAGTATGTCACGGCTTCCAAAAAGGTTCGCTTCATAGTAGAAGGACTGAGTGAGATCTGGAAATTCAAAGCCTGGTTGAAAAGGATCAGCGGGAAATGGACTTCATTCTGGATGCCTTCCTTTGAACCTGATTTCACTCCGATAGATCTTGGTATTTTGGGACCCAACATCACGGTAAAGGAAAACAGCTACATTGCTCAGGTGGCTTCCAAAAACAATGTCATTATATTTTTCAAAAATGGCACTTTTGCCCTGAAGGGAATTACTGGAGCAGATCCGGCTGAGAACGATATGATGGAGCTGTCTTTTGATTCTCCTGTAGGTGTGGAAAAGGAAAAGATCAAAAGGATCTGTTTGTTGACGGTTGCTCGATTTGATACAGACAAAATCGAGATGGTCTGGTATCAGGGAACTAAAATCATATGCGATATTCCAATCAGGGAGTTGAAGCCGAATGAGTTATGAAACAATAGAACTGAGTGAGGACAAAGGATCTCCAATCGAACTCTATGAGTTCCAATACGGTCCAACCACTTATCGATACACCTCAGCTGACGAAGACATAGTCATTGCCGGTGTTGGGACATACCTTTCTGTTCCTTGCGGGCGGCAGAAGATCGAAAATGCTCAGGATAGCGGGAAGACTCCAGTGACCTTTCAGATCACCAGGAAAGCTGAGATCACCGACATCTTCCTGGCATCACCCCCAACAACCATAATCGATTTCACCATCAGGCGGTTCCATTATGGGGATGCTGAACGAATCATTTTCTGGTTTGGCCGGGTGGTGAATGTCAAATACTACGAAGACACGGTGGAGTTCCGGTGCGAATCCATCCAGACTTCTATGAAGCGCCCAGCACTGAGGAGGTTCTACCAGCTGAACTGTCCTCATGTTCTGTATGGAGCTGACTGCGCTGTACCAGAGAACCTATTCCAAGCAAATGTTATAGTGGAAGCGGTTTCTGGGTTGGTCATCACCTCTTCTGTATTCGGCCTGAAACCAGCTCAGTATTATCGTGGCGGATATATCATGATCAGTGCTGCTCCCACATCTGAGTTCCGGTATATCACAGATCATACGGGGAACACGATCACCATCAACCTTCCAAGTCCAAAACTGTATCAGGGTGTCCCATTGGTCATTTCTCCAGGTTGCGACCACACCCTGAACACATGTAGGGATAAGTTCAACAACCTGGCTAATTATGGTGGATTCCCGTTCATTCCAACAAAGAATCCTATGGGCAATGTTCAAATCTTTTAAGGAGGCGCTTTATGTTTCTGAATATCTTTTTCTTCATTGCGGCTGTGGCTCTATCCCTGGTCTTGCGACCCAAGATGCCAGAGAGTCAACCGCCTGCCACAGAAGACATCAGCGCCCCAACCGCTGAGGCGGGCAAACCGATTTCCGTTGTCTTTGGGACCGTATTGGTCACTGGCCCCAACATCGTGTGGTATGGGGATCTTGGATACACTCCTGTCCGGACCAGTAGCGGAAAATGATAATCACGATGGAGCATGTTCGCCGCATCCATTATTGTTCTCCTGGAATCCGGCTCTTCAGCAAGAAGCACGGAATCGACCTGGGGGCGTTCTGTAGAAATGGAATAGATGAGGAGGTTCTTTTGGCAACTGGAGACCAAATGGCAATCGATCTTGTGGAGGAAGCGATAAAGTGGGAAAATCAAAAGAAGTAACCATTGGGTATAAATACTCAGCCGGCATGCATATGATCATCTGCCATGGTCCTGTGGATGCTGTTCTTGCTATTACAGCAGGAGAAAAGCTGGCGTGGTCCGGGAATGTAACAGGCTCTAAGCAGATATACATAAACAATCCCGAACTCTTTGGAGGTGAGAAGAAGGAAGGCGGCATTGTTGGAGCAGTGGACATCGAGTTTGGGGGAAGTACCCAAGGGCAGAATGGGTATCTGGTATCTCGATTGGGCAGCAATATTCCGTCCCATCGCGGCGTGTTGGGTCTGGTGCTGAGAAAGGTGTACCTGACAGCTATGTCGCAATACATCAAGCCGTGGTCTATTTTGGTGAGAAGGATAGCATCCAAAGACTGGGCCACGTCCTATTCCAACATTGCCGGCGGATCGAATCCGGCCCATATAATTCGTGAAGTTCTCACCCACAAGAGTTGGGGCATGGGTCTTCCCACTGCCAAGATCGATGACGCCAGTTTCACTGCCGCTGCTATCGCTCTATACAACGAAGGTTTTGGGCTGTCTCTGAGCCTTAATGGACAGACCCAGTGTGAGGATTTCATTCTGAATATCCTGAAGCACATCAGCGCCGTCATGTACAATGATCGAATAACCGGCAACTACAAGCTGAAGCTGATTCGGAACGATTACAACATCGCCACGATTCCTTCCTTTAACGAGGACAACATCATTTCGTTCAACAGCTTTGAACGTCCTCAGTTTGCTGAGATGGTGAATGAGGTCATTATCGTTTATCAGCCCCAGGGGCAGAAGGATAAACAATCTGTCAGCATCCAGGATCTCTCATCGATCCAGGCGCAAGGCGGCGTGGTTTCCCAGACGATAGACTATGTTGGGATTGACAACCAGGGAATAGCATCCAGAGTAGCGCAAAGGGATCTCCGGCAGTATTCCACCCCATTGGCGCAACTCCGGATCACAGTGAATCGAGACGGATGGAAGCTGGAGCCTGGAGCGGTCTTCAAGCTGACATGGGCTTCCCACGGAATAACAGACATGGTGTGTCGGGCCACCAACATCAACCTGGGAGATTATAAAGGCCACCAAATCGTCGTGGATGCCGTGGAAGACATCTTTTCTCTGCCCACTACATCCTACCTGACCACCCAAACCCCGCAGTGGGTAGATCCGGTTGGGAGTCCGGTGGCTGCTCCCTCGCAAGAAGCAAGAGAGCTTCCATATTGGGACATCCAGCGCCAGTTTAATCCTGGCTATCTGGCTGAGGTGGACTCTCTATCTGGTTATGTCCAGTTTTTGGCAGAGACTCCAACTGTAGCATCTCCTGGATACATTCTGGACACCAAGCCTTCTTCCGTTTCTACCTACACCCAGCAAGAAGAGTTCGGATATGTCCCAAAGGCCAAGTTGCTAGCAGACATCACTTACACCCAAACCTCGATGAGCCTGAAAGACGTGACTGGGAATCTGGAAGATGTCGCCATTGGAACATATGCCTACATCGAAAATGAAATTGTCCGGATCGATAGCATCAACCTGAGCACCCTGGTAGTGACCATGGGCAGAGGTTGTCTGGATTCCGTTCCCAAACCACATGCTGCCAATGCTCCCATTTGGTTCGCTGATGATTTTGCCGGTGTGGATTTCACCGAATGGCTAGTGGGCGATTCTGTGAACTGTAAGGCTCTGACCAAGACAGGAAGTGGGGTGCTGTCAGAAGCGGCAGCGCCTGTTTCTACCGTCACCATGGCCGGAAGACAATTCAAACCTTATCCGCCAGGAAAGCTGAGAATCAACAATCTGGCCTATCCAAGTCAGATAGCTGGGGCACTTTCCATTTCATGGGCCCATCGAGATCGAACGCAGCAACTGGCGTCTATCCTATCCGAAGAATATGGGAATGTGGGCCCAGAAGCCGGACTGACTTATTCTCTTAAATTGTACGATGAAAAAAACGTTCTGAGAGTGAATCAAACTGGACTGACGGCCTCAACCTATAGCTGGACCACTGAAGCGGCTGATTCACTACTGACAGGAAGATTGAATGAGTACGTCAAAATTAACCTATGGTCTGTCAGAGGCGGCATAGCATCATCACAGATGCATGACCTGACCATCTATCGTCCACAAGCTCCATTCAATATAATTCGTCCATATGTATCTGGAATAGCGGCTGTTGGAGAAGTTCTTTCTGTAAGTGACGGAACTTGGGATTTTTCACCAACTTCTTATACCTATCAGTGGACGAAGGATTATGCGCCCATCCCACTGGCTGATTCTAATCAATATCTGATCACTGATGACGACAATGGCTATTCCATAAGGTGCATAGTGACCGCCATCAATAGCGTGGGATCTACTCCAGAAGAATCATCGAACGCGGTGGTGGTTGGGGTACCAGTTGTGAGATGGACTATAGCGGACAGAACGTCTGATTTGTGGCTTGATGCTTCTGACTCATCAACTATAGTAATCGGCACTGGAGTTTCTTCTTGGTCTGACAAAAGCGGCAATGGTAAAGTAGCTATTCAGAATACAGCCCCATATCAGCCATCAGTAGTCGTCGGGAAGCGAAATGGACTAGATGTCATTCGATTCAATAACCACTATCTATTTCTTCCTGATTCCCTGTCTCTTACAAGAAACATAGGAGCGATCACCATTTTTGCCGTAGCTTCTAATGAGGGAGGCAGTTCTTACAGAACCATATTCAATGCCAATAAAAATGCGGCACCTTTTTCAAGATCCGCTATGTATTTCAGGATCAGTTCTTTGGAAGTTGGTGGAAGAAGACTAGATGCCGATTCTTATCAATATACATCACTCACCCAATCTGGATTGTCTATATGTATGGGGCAATATAACTATGCAAGTGCGGCACTCACCATTGGTCTAAATGGAACGTTGTTGGACAGAAGTGGCGGTTTTCAGACTTCTGGACTAACTTCAGATACGGACTCGATTTATGTTTCCATCGGTTCAGATAGCGCTGGTGTTTCTACACTGCTGGGAGATATTTGCGAAATCGTAGTAATAAAAGAAATCCTATCTGCAGAAGATAGGCAAAAAATAGAAGGCTATTTGGCTTGGAAATGGGGATTGGTGGATGATCTTCCTGCCGATCACCCATATAAAACCCACGCTCCTGTTCGCGCTCTTTGATTGGGGAACGAACCCCCAATTAGCAAGTATATATAAGGAGATATTTTGAAAATGATCAAAAAATCTAATCTTCCTGACTATAAAGGACCGCCCAGAGAAGGGAATGATAGATTTTCAAGAGGAGAGCAAAACGGGAGCAAGGCGAATAGACCTCATCCACCTGCTGAGGTCTGGTCTGCCGCTCCCTACGATAAGCCTCAACCCAACCACCGTCCGGGAGAAAAGGAATGAAAACTATACTGGCCGTTCTATCCATCGCAACCATGTTAAATTTCAGCGTTCGGTTCGTTCCGGATGGAATGGCCTGGGATTATTTCGCCTTTGTAAAACAGGTGGAAACCGCTCTTCTCAGTTTGTATATCGTCTCTCTGATTCCATATAGAAACCTAGCTGCCAAATCGGTCATGTTTATATGGATGGTCACTGAAATCGTTGATACATCTGGTTATCTTTTTTGGTACTTTTTCGGTAAAAATTTCCTTTACCCCTACGCAATAAAGGCTATTCTTAGCGCGGCTCTGCTTTTATACATCTGGTTCAAGAACTATGAACGAGAAAGCGATGAGCTGGATGAGAAGAAGAAAAAGGCGCTTCAAAATCTTATTGGCAGCAAGTACGAAAAATGGAGTTTGGTCTACAACTGTAAAACAGTTCTGGAGCCTATCATGGGCGAAAGGGCAAAGCCATGGTGGAGGTGAAACTATATGAGCAGTGAGGAATGTAGCGAAAGCAAACAGAGGGAATGCGCTGAAAGGAGGCATACGGACATTAATGTGTGGGAGAAACGAATCACCCTATGGTTTATGGCTGCTCTGGTATCCATAACCACTGCCCAAGTAGTGGAAATGAATACCAGCGTTCAGATTATCAGAAAGGATATTGACGCGAACCTGAAGAAAGATGAAGGGCAAGACGGACGTTTGGAGATTCTTGCCTCAGAGCAGAACAAGATCAACCTTGGATTGAATGGACACGAAATTCGGCTGGAAACGGTAGAGGAGAAGTTGAAAGTCACTACCGTTCCCAAGGGCAGGAATGGAGAAGTCAAATATCCATGATTTAAGGAAGGAAATGGGGAATGAAAAGGGGAATGGGTCGTGGTTGGCCATTCCCCTTTCCCTTTTAATGGCTGCGGGTAGCTTTGAAAAACGTCTCCTGGGTAATTTCGTCAAACCCTGATTCCAGCATACACGATGGGCTGATGGATTCCAGATCGGCTTTGGGGATTTTCAAAGTGTGGTCCGGCTGAGAGTTGGCAGCGGCCCAGAGAAGTCTGACTGAGCTCTGAACCTCCTTCTCCAACACCTCGTTCCTCTGAACCACTTGGAAAAGCTGATTCCTCAGATCCTCCACCATGGATTTCATCCGGTTGTAGTTCTCCTCCATCTGGGAAACGGGTTTTGGACTTTCCGCAATTGGATCGTCCATGATGATCAGGGTTGGTCTTTTGCCGTTCATTCGGTACTCCTCATTTGATGATTGACCTTCTTTGCTTTCTTCCTACACGAATCACTTTGTCAGCGCCTTCTATCAGTTCCGGGTCATGGCTGATCATGATGATCTGGAGTCCCAACTTTTCGGAAATCTCCTTTATGATCCGGGCACCTTTGTATGGGAGGTCTGAGCCCTTCAGCCACTTCAGCGGCTCATCCAGGATAATGACTGGCCGGGTTCGCTTTCGATTCAGAGTCCAGCAGCTGAAACGAAGGGCAACCGCAGCGACATCGACCAAACCACCGCCGTCATCGTTCAGCGGATCTCCAATATGGCCGTCTTCCTCGAAACCCATGTCCACTTCGATCTGACCACGCCTGGACACGAAGGAAACACTCAGGCTTGGCCCGTTTTCAAAAACTCCCCTCATGGCCATGGTAACTATGTCACTCAGGTGAAATTCCAATTCCTCCTGGGTAGACTTTGCTACAGAGTGGATGATCTCAGCAGCCTTCTGAGAGTCCTCCAAAGATCGTTCCATCTGGACAAGTTCCGCCTGGTATTCCTCCAGGCTTCTCTCGATGGTTTGGAGTGACCCGGATTCTCGATCATAGAACGTGCGGATTTGCCGCAATTCAGATTCTATGTTCATTTCTGACCTCCTGTATGCCTTCCTCTAGCTTTTTGCGCAGGGC